ACAAAGGATTTAGTCAGCATGGTTTTCTCCGGGCATAAAAAAACCCGCCGGAGCGGGTTGATAAATCTGGTGTGATTTGGGTCGACTGGCCTAGATTTCAGCCGAAAAAAATCAGATTGGAATTACAGCTGAGTTTGGCTAAATTTTGTAATCAAGATTTGATACATCAAATTCATATACTACATCGCCAACACTTTGAAAAGATGCTGATACTTTCAGTTTCTTTGCTTTTTTGAGGCGCTCATAAAAGCGAGATGATTCGTAAAAATACATTAAACTTTCGTCCATTGACTCTGGAGGCTTTATAATAAAATTTTCTGCCTTATCATCATCGAACCTGACAAGCACCGTGCAAGGCTGCCCATACTGGAAGCTGCACGTATAGTAATATTGATCATGATTTTTCCCTCCTTGAAAAGTTATCCCAGCTGCCACGCCCTTTTCGGGGTAGTTTCTCATGAAGATGACCATCTGATACCTTGACTTAAAAATTGCGCCTATAGCTTGCGATTCTAAAGATTCGTTATATGCAATTTTTATTTTTTCATCTGTCATTTTGTCTTTATATTCTTCGTACTCCCACTGGGCATATGATGAGCTCGAAAGCAAAGTAAGAGTAATAAAAAGTATTTTTTTAAACATTCCGTGGCTTCTCAGTGGTGGCGTTGCCTGATTCTACACCACCGTGAACGTGAGTTGAAAGCTCTATGCCTTTTGCTGTGATCTCACCTGCAGCTGTGAGGTTACCCTGGAAAGTAACGTTACCCTGGTTGCTGCCGGCACCTTGTGAAACGTTACCGTTCAGCTCGATTTGAGGTGAGTTGAGAGCAATCTTGCTTTCGGCATTCAAGCTAAGCATTTCTGCACTGACGTTGACCACCAATGGAGATACGATATCAATACCGTCCTCTTTGAACCGTAGGTACTGGATTGGCGTCATGTTTAACAGACCGCCTAAATAAACTGCATCGCCAAGGCTGTGGTTTCTCCCTGACGCTGGGAGGGCAGGCTTCAAGCTGTCGCGAACTGTCCGGCTATCCTTGTCGCAACATAGCATCAGTCCTATATCGCCTACCTTTGGATCCATTATTACCGCGCTAGCGCCGCTTTGAAGTCTCCACACAGGAATGTTGAAAACTGTACCTCTCTCAAGCAAGTTCCCGCTCCCGTCCTGGTCATGGATCATCGGTTGGGCGTCGATGAAGCACATCTCGTTTTCATCGCTGGGCCGTACATCTTTTACTATTCCCAGCGTGATAAACGCTTTCGAGTTCAGAAACTTTTCCATAATGAAGTTCTGAACATTGGCTTCTGAGTTCAGGTCGTGTGGGCCGATTGTATAACGATTAGTCATCCTACCGTCCTGCGTTGTAAAAGGTGCCTGAGCACATAGTCATCCAAGGGCCGCCTTCAATCCATGATGACAGGTGGTGCACAGCGCTATTGATGTTATATACGCCTGAAGCGTTTGGCAGGTCTGTTTGCACCTGTACATCGCGACCCTGAATCAATAGCGGGCTAAACATTGCCGTAAATTCAAGCCCCCAACCATCGAATCGAGGATATCCCAGCAATCCTGTCTCTTTAGATACGTAAGGAACGTTGTTATCAACCGGCTTACCTTCAGGCCAGACAAATATCGCCCCAAGTCTTATATCAATCAGAAGGCCGTTATTTCTGGCGCAGGTTCTTATTTGATCGATGGTGTTGCCCGTATAATGCGGATCTTTCTCCACCCCATTAACATCAGCGTGGATAACTACTGTCAGTTTGATGTAGTTCGCCATTGCCGTGATTATGTCGGCTATTTTGACGATACCTTGCTGCGAAAAATCTACCACCGGTTCTGATTGCGCATATCCTGTTGTAGATGCCTGAATTATTAACGGGGCATCTGGCATCTGGTTAGCGTCTACATACGCCCAGCCTATCGTTCCAGAGAATAAGGCTACATCCTCAGCCCAGACCTTTACTGAGTTCTGAGTCACTACTCCGTACTGAACACCCTTATAGCCAATCAGCCCCATATTTTTTAGGCTCATGCCATAAATCTTTGCGTCAAGCGTGTTTGCTGATAAGCCGCCAAAGGCTGCCACCTGCACTTCTGCCTTCACATTCTCCAGCGTCAATATGTTCGCGCCTTCATCATTAAACTGCCCACTGGACAGACCAAACTGAAATTTCAGGTTTCTCTGTTTGTAGGTCATGTCGTCATCTCTTCAGGGGTTGCGTAGAACAACTTAAATCTCGTTCCAAGCTCGTCATACATTGGGTCTGCGTTGCTCTTAGTATCAGCAAAGAAAAGCTCGCCGCGAAACTTGAGGTAGGAATACCTGATGATTTTATTACCATTCAGACAAAGAACTCCCTGCGCAATCCAGGTATTATCAATGCCTACGTCCATGTAGAGGCCGCTTGCTCGCTGAACTATGCGCAAGGTTACCGATTGCCCGGAAAGTGTTACCGTGACGATCTGTGACTTTACCGGTTGCAATGTGATGTTTTGCATTAGGTCAGCCCTTTAACCAATTCTGTGACTGATTTAGCCAGGTTATTTATCGATGATGTTGCAGCGCCGTTTATTGCCGTTGTCGCTGGCGAGGTAACAGAGTTAACTGCGCTTGATACGGAAGTGGCTACGTTTGTGGCTGCGCTAGATACTGAGTTTTTCAGGCCGGTTAGCGCCCCTTTAACATCGTCGATAGTTGAAGGCTCGACTGAAGATTGAATCTTTTGTGGCTGCCCTTCACCTTTACCGGGCTTTCCTTGCTGCGGGTTGTTTTTGGCATTTGCGTTACTGAGCGTTACGTCCGCGGTCTCCAGAACCGCCTGGAAAATTGCCTCCACAATAAGAAGCGTAACTTCCTGGCTTGAAGTCCTGTAGTTGTAGCGCACCAAGTCGTAATCTTCATAAGTGGTATCAGGCGTTTCAATGTCATAGAGTTGATGTCCGGCAACCATTGCATCAAGCATTGCCAGCATCGACGTTCTGCTTTCCAGAGTGAAGTTGGTTAGGTTCGGCACGGCCCCACTTAGACCAGTCCATCCCTCAAGCACAAAAGCCACTCTGAGAATTGGAGGCCTTCGAACTTTGTTATAAGAGGTGTAGGAGCCTTGCTCTAACGGAGAAGAGGCAATTGACGCATCGTTTCCGTAATCTACGCCCAGGAACGATGTCGGGTTAATGGCTTTTGCACTACCATTGCTAAGGTAAATTCCATAGCCAGGGCTGATAACGCTGTTTATAACCGAGAAAAGGTTACCGCTGTTTATGGCGTTTATTAGCGTTGTTTCATTCAATGAGAAAGCCATCTGTCACCTCTGACCGGTACTATAGGCAGAAACAAGCGCACTGCGATTAACCCTGGATTGCACATCCTGACCCAGCTGATTAATGCTTCCCGCACTTGAGCTAACACTCATTTCGCTAATGTTAATTTCTGTTTTATTGTTTTGGGATGGCTGTGGCTGCATAGATTTTTGACGCATCGCTGTAGCGGTAGCGCCAACCTGAATTCCGCTGCGAATATCTTGGTCGGTTATATACTTTTTGCCATCGGGCCCATTCTCATGATTGATGATGCCCCTCATGAGTTTGAAAATAGTTTCAGTATCGCTACCTGAAAGCTTCTCATTGGCATCTTTCCCTGTGGCACCAACCAGCTGGCGAACGTATGCCCCAACATTGTTATTATCACTTGCGGGGGCGTACTTGTTCACTATCGACTCAATAGTATTTACGCCGCGCCCGATATAGAGCTGGAGCTGTTTATAGAGTGCAGCTATGCCGTCTCGCATGTTGCCGAATACAGCAAACCGACCGTTTTCTCCACCTTCCTTAGATGCACCAGCCTGCCTGGCGTAATTAAGATTCCCTGGGTTGTTATTCCTTATACCGCGTGGCTTTAGAGTTCCATAAGCATCATATTTATTACTAGCTCCACCGGTGTCGGACATTGAATCCCACAAGGCGTATGCTTTTTTAAGCCACGTATCAGCCTTTCCTAAAATACCATCGCTGCTACCGTTGTTCTCATTCATCTTATCAACGAGATACTGCCCGGTAGTCTTCCCTTGCTTTTTTGCCTCCTCAGCATTTGACCCCAGCTTATCCCAAGCGCTAACCGTAGCCATGGCAACAAGCAATGGTGCAAATGATTTACCCACTCGCGCTACAGCAGAAATAATTTTCAGTGCCCAGCTTCCGGCGATAAATGCCGCCAAAACAGATAATGCATTCTGCCACCCACCAACAGCATCTACAGCTTTGGAAATTTCATCAGCTGAATCACTGAAGAACTTCTCTATTTGGGGGCCGTGCTCTGTTATCCAGTCAGAAATCTTGATTAATGCCGGTATCAGGTATTTGTCGATATACGGCACAAGAGTTGAGTAAAGCGTTATAGCTGCGGATTTGAAGCTCTGCTCCATGTCAACAATTGACTTCTGCATGTCCTGCGCTTTTCGTAATGACTCATCTGTAATTCCAGAGTTAGCCTCAGCCGATCGCTGATTAGGCAGGAGCGTGCCTTCTGACAGTGTCATCAGGAGTGCATTGCTATACCCCATGTCATTTGCAAACTTACGCTGCGCGTCTTTACTCAGCTTGTGAAAGTTCTCAGCCACAAACTTCATGATGTCGCCAGAAGACATATTCTGGAGGTCTATGTCGCCGCCTACTGCAGCCGCAAATCCTTGCAGCGCCTTATTGATAGGGTTGTCACTGACGTTACCGCCGCCTCTGAAATCGGTGATCAGATTCTGAAGTGCTTGTAGCTTCCCGGTTATCTCTTCGGCAGAAGAGCCGGCCATCTCTGCGGCACGCTGCCATCCATCAAGAGACCGCGCCGACATATCAAGAGCTTTCGAATTAACAGCCAATGTTTGCAGGCCGCCAGTCATGTCTTTGACGAAGTTTTTAATTCCGTTCACGGACAGGCTGACGCCAACCAGCGCCAGCAATTCTGTTTTAATTGATCCAAAGAATGAGGCCGCTCTTTTACCTGCGGCCTCCATATCTTTTGCTGTCCGGTCAGCGTTATCTCTGGTTTCATCCAGACCTTCGCCAACCTCTTTCCTGCCCTTGTTGAAACCGGATGAGTCGAGGCCAAGCGTGACCACTAATGCATCAATAATCGTATCTGCCATCAGCCAGCCTCTCGCGCTTTGTTAATGACCATCTGGTTGTAGTTATCCACGGTGATAATCTCCAGCCACCACCACATATCCTCGACGCCCAGCGTTGTGCTCAGCTCGGTAAGAGAGCATTTCCCGGAGGAGAGCACAGTCGCTATGGTTTTCGGCATGTTGACGTAATCGACCAGACCATGAACCGTGTCATTCATGATTGGCGGT